TACAGGTTATGTTTCATCTTTTGATCCAGACAACGACCCACAAGGAAGAGTTACAGAACCCTGGAGAATGGTATTTGATAGATTTACGCCAGAAGGTGTTGTTTTCTTTTTACCAGAAGTAATACCTAATTGGCAAGAATTAAAAAAACCAATACCCGCAAGATTTTACTCGGCACATTTTTGTTTCACGTTAGGTGAATTTTCAACAGAAGTCCAACACGATCCAGAATATTATTTTCACGGAGAAGAAATATCAATTGCTGTTAGAGCGTATACCCACGGATATGATTTATTCCATCCACATAAAATTGTAATTTATCACGAGTACACAAGAAAAGGTAGAACAAAACAGTGGGATGATGATAGTGTATGGTATAAGAAAAATGAAAGTTCACATAGTAAAAATAGAAAAGTATTAGGTGTTGATGGTGAAAAATTTAAAGGAAAATTAAAATATGGTTTTGGAAAAGAAAGAAAGGTAAGAGACTATGAAAAATACTCTGGTGTTCTTTTTGAAAAAAGATCCGTACAACAATATACAATAGATAAAAACTATCCACCAAATCCTTATGATTATAAAAATGATAAAGAATGGAAAGAAAGTTTTTTAAGAATATTCAAACATTGTATAGATATTCCATTAGATAAAATACCAGAAGACGATTATGATTTTTTAGTTGTTGCATTTCATAACGATAAAGATGAAACAATTTATCGTATTGACGCACAAGAAGAAGAAATCAAAAAAATAAAAACAGATGCCGACGGTTACGGAAAAATATGGAGGGAGTTTAATGCAAAAGAAAAACCGAAATATTGGGTTGTATGGCCACATTCAAAATCAAAAGGTTGGTGTGATAGATTAGTTGGTGATTTATGATAACACTTGTTACAGGTCTTTGGGATATTGGTAGAGGCAATCTTAATGAAGGATGGAATAGGTCTTTTGACTATTATTTAGAAAAATTCAAAGAACTTTTACAAATAGATTGTAATTTAATTATTTTTGGTGATAACCACCTAGAAGAATTTGTATTCAAATATAGAAACCCAACTAATACAAAATTTATCAATAGGGATTTATCTTGGTTTAGAAATAACGAATACTTTGATAAAATCCAAAAAATAAGAACAAATGAAAATTGGTATAATATTTCTGGTTGGTTAAAAGAATCAACGCAAGCAAGATTAGAATATTACAATCCACTTGTAATGTCTAAAATGTTTTTACTACACGACGCTTCTATTTTGGATTCTTTTAATTCCGAAAAACTTTACTGGATAGATGCCGGATTAACTAACACGGTTAATCTTGGGTATTTTACTCGTGATAATGTATTAGATAAAATAGAAAGTTTATTTGATAAATTTATGTTTGTTGTTTTTCCTTATGAAGCGGAAAACGAAGTGCACGGATTTGATTATAAAAAAATGTGTGATTACGCAAAAACAAAAACAGAATTTGTTTCAAGGGGCGGATTTTTTGGTGGGACAAAACAAAAAATTGCTGACTTAAATGTTTTATATTACCAATTACTTATTGATACATTAAATAAAAATTTGATGGGAACCGAAGAAAGTATTTTCACAATTATGACATATCTTTATCCATCAATGATTGATTATTGTGAAATAGAATCAAATGGTTTGATGTACAAATTTTTTGAAGATGTAAAAAATAATACGGTTGTGATTAAAAATAAGGGAAAAAAAGTTGTAACAAAATATAAAGGAGATATTGGTTTATATGTAATCACGTTTAACTCACCAAAACAATTTGAAACTTTAATAAAATCAATGTTGGGTTATGACCCAAATTTTATACATAAAACAAAAAAATATTTACTTGATAACTCAACAGACCTTTCAACAACACCAAGGTATAAAGAGTTATGTGATGAATATGGTTTTGAACACATTAAGAAGAATAATTTGGGTATTTGTGGTGGAAGACAATTTGTTGCCGAACATTTTGCTAACACGGATTTACAATATATGTGGTGGTCAGAGGATGATATGTTTTTCCAAAATAAACCAGATGAAACTTGTAAAAACGGATTTAATAGATACACACCAAATTTATTTAACAAGTGTTTTGAAATAATGAATAAAGAAGATTTTGAATTTCTCAAAATAAATTATAGTGAATTTTACGGTGACAACGGGACTTGTTGGCCCTGGTATAACCTACCACAAGAAAAAAGAAATGAGTATTTTCCTGAAAAACCTAATTTACCAACCAATGGATTAGAGCCAAATGTACCAAAAACCAAGTTTAATAATATAATGTCACATAAAGGATTACCATATGTTGATGGTGAAATATACTATTGTAATTGGACACATATTATAAGTCAAGAAGGTAATAAAAAAATGTTTTTGGATACAAAATGGACACACCCTTTTGAAAATACTTGGATGAGTCATCATTACCAATTAACAAAGAAAAATCAATTAAGGGGTGGTTTGTTATTATTAACACCAGTTGAGCATGAACGCTTTGATCATTATTCTAAAGAATTAAGAAAAGAAAGTTAATTTAAAATTTTATTACTTTTTTTTAAATTATCTTTATTTGAACTTTGTAGTCCAAATTCACAAACATCTTTTTCTTCCTTACATTTACTACAAATTTTTGTTTCCATAATATTCCTTTAACAGTTTCTCAATTAACCTAGATTTATTTTCTTTTTCATTAACCATTCTATCAAAAATTTTACGATTTAAACTAATTCCAAATTTAATTTTTCGTTCTTTTTCTTCCATTATTTTTCTTCCCATACTAATAAATATCTTTTAATATAAAAAAGTTTCACCTTTTTAATTTTTTTATTAAAAATTTTTTAAATAACTAACTATTTATGAATAAAAGTTAAATGGAATTCTTTATTAAGAAAAACGCAACATTACCCTTATTGAAGTTATCCGTGACAAAAGACGGCAGAAGTGATTTTAATAGAATGATGAGTCTTATTGAAGAATCTGCGATATTCTTTTCAATGGTTGATGTTGATACTGGGATACCAAAGATTATCACAAGACCGGCAGGATTTGTTGCAAAAGAAATGTTGGACCCAAATGCCGAACCAGAATATTATGTTTATTATCAGTTTTCAAATACAGACACAAGAAAAGTTGGTAGATATGAAGGACAATTTTTATTTAGAAATGATGAAGGTGTTTTAATACTACCTTTAAGAGACAAACTATATATTAATGTACAAGAAAGTTTTATTGGTGATTCATTAGAATATAATAATTGTTATGTTAGTGAATTTCCTTGTTGTAATACAAGTCCGGTTATTACTGCGACAACAACAACAATTTGTGTACAACCAATCCCACTTAATTTACAATTAACAGCCGTTGTTACATCTGGTTCTGTTGTTGTTGATTATTATTTAACAGCAAATAAAACAATACTAGGTCAAGACGTACAATTTGATTTTGATCATATATTAAGTGTTTATAGTGGAAGTCCAATTACAATATCAACTGGTGTTACAATTTTTACAGGTTTTACATCTGGAACAACACAAGTTATATTAGATGAAAATTTTGATAATTTATCAAGAAATGATGTGTTTGGAAATATTGTTGTAATACCAAGTGATGCGACTTGGGAAATCTTTGAACAGTTTCCAATTACCCCAACACCAACACCTAGTCCAACACCAACACCAACACCTAGTCCAACACCTAATGATTTTGTCGTTTTAGATATACCAGAAGATGATGTAAACTTTGATTTGGTTATTACAAATTTAGAACCTATAGGAATACCTGAAGGAGATTTAAATTTTGATTTGGTTATTACAAATTTAGAACCTATAGGAATACCTGAAGGAAATTTAAATTTTGAGTTAATAATTTAAAATTATAAGATATTTATAAATAAAAAAAATATGATACAAGGAATAAGAATTACAAGTCAAAATTTATCGGGAGATACCGCTAATGTCACTTTTAACCCACAAACGGGAGGTACAATTAATTTAGGTACTCAAACAATCCCTTTTAATAACATCACAAACTATCCTTACGGTACGTATGAATTATTTGTCCCTTTATTTAATTATACATATAATGTAATTGTTCCAGCACCACAAAATGGGCAGGGTGCATATACAACAATAGTTAGAGACGTTACAATAGATGGTGGGTTAAAACCATTTTCAGGAGCGGTGTTATCTGAAATTTGGGGAACATATACAACTGAATATATAACAAATCAAGGAATACCGTCAACATCTATTGTATTGGCCGAAGGTATTTGTTCTGATGATGTTGACGCATCAAAAGTACCATCAAATATTGGTCAATGGCCAAATAGTATTAATTCGTTTTTAGGTCCATTTATGTCAGGTGGATTGGCGGGTTATCCATTTGTTGGTAGTGTTGGTTTTGGGGCATTTGCGAGTCACGTAGCCGCAAGTGGTGTTACCGAAACAAATGCAACTTTATTTGTTACAAGTATGCCACACATTGGTGTTACCGAAGATGGTCGTTCAGGAAGAATGTTACGTAGAGGTAAATCTGATAGTTTAACTGATAATACCTGTGGAGCAGTTTGGGGAGCAATTAACCAAGTTGTAAATGTTTTATCGGCACCTCCAAGTCAAAGTAATCCTCCATTTGATAATGGTAATTATTCTTTTTGGAAGTTAACAGATATTTTATGGTCACATAAGGCAACATTATCAGCATTTACTGGTACTTCCGAAGTAATTTACAATAAACAAATGATTTATGCAACAGAAGTAATTAGAGATTCTGCATATGATTACATTATTGATGTTTTACCAAGTCAAGTAACAGGTAACACACAAAACGATGTATATTTTTTAAGTGGTATTTTTATCAATACTGATGTTATTCCTGACAGTACGTTACAATTTGAATCTTATGTTGTTGTTGATAAAGTTATGAAATATGAATTTGGTATTGGTTGGAGTAATATTACATCAAATTATATGGTTGGGTTACCGATTGACTAAGTAAATTAAAAAATAAATAATATGAGAATAAATATTTTAACAGAAAACGATAAGGTAGAACAAGAAGGGTGTTTTTAAGTTTTGGATTCTTATTACCTTATGAAAGTTTAAATAGGGATAAAAATGATCCACGAATTACATTAAGTCGTAGAATTAAAAAATTAAACCCACCCCAAAAATAAAGGTGGGTTTTTTATTTGACATTAGTTAGGTAAATTAATATATTTATCTGAGTAAGGTAAATGTCGTTTTGTGCGACAGCAAATGAACCACTCAAAAAATATATTATGATAACAGCAGAAGAAATTAAATCGTTTCTAGAAGGAAACGACCCTGAAGAACACATTGTGACAATAGAGTTCGACTATCAAAAAGACCACATTTATAAAATCAAAGAAGTACCCGGAAAGGGAAAATCAATCGTTAGAGATAGTTTAATAGCATTTGCGTGGGTTGGTGACTTACGTGGACTTAACTTTTATCAAGGTTCAAAAGCTTTACAAAAAGAAGCAATGTCTAAATATGGTATTGTTATTGAAAAGTTAAGAACTGATGGTAATGAACAATTAGAAAAAGGCTTAACATTCCTTGTTAAATCATTAAAAGGGTATAGAGCACTATCACAATTTTTTAGAGACGGTGGTATTGATCCCTGGGGTGAAAAAGCAAAAGATAAATTCTTAATGTTAACACCAACGGAACAATTTTTAATATCAAAAGAAAAAAGACTATTTAAAGGATTTGATGAGTACAACGATATTCATAGACTTGTATTTGACCTTGAGACGACCTCTTTAGAGCCTAGAGATGGTTGTATCTTTATGATTGGAATTAAAACAAATAAAGGTTACAGAAAAGTAATTGAGTGTTCAAATGAAGACGAAGAACGAAAAGGTCTTGTTGAGTTCTTTAAAATTATAGACGAAATAAAACCATCAATCATTTCTGGTTATAACTCAGCAAACTTTGACTGGTATTGGATTTATGAAAGATGTAAGATGTTAAATCTTGATATTAAAAAAATTGCAAAGTCACTTCACGGTGAAAGGTCAATAACACAAAAAGATTCGATGTTAAAACTTGGTAACGAGGTTGAAAAATTTACTCAGACTCAAATGTGGGGTTATAACATCATTGATATTATCCATTCAGTTCGTAGAGCTCAAGCAATTAATTCTTCAATCAAAGAAGCGGGTCTTAAATATATTACAAAATTTATTGATGGTGAAGCAAAAGATCGTGTTTATATTGATCACGATAAGATTGGTTCTTTATACAAAGAAAAAAACTTATACTGGTTAAACATAGAAAACGGAAAATATAAAAAGGTTGGTGTAGACGAAAAGATAGATGAGGTATGTTCAAGAAGAACTGACATTTATATTCAAACAACGGGGGACGACATTGTGGAACGTTACCTTGACGATGACTTAGAAGAAACGTTACTTGTTGATGAAGAATTTAACCAAGGTTCATTCCTTCTGGCGTCACTTCTCCCAACAACATATGAAAGAGTATCAACTATGGGTACCGCAACAATCTGGAAGCTTGTAATGCTTGCCTGGTCATATAAAAATGGACTTGCAATTCCTACAAAGAAAGAAAAAAGAAACTTTGTTGGTGGATTATCAAGATTATTAAAAGTTGGGTATTCTAAAAATATTTTGAAACTGGATTATTCATCACTTTATCCGTCTATTCAGTTAGTTCATAATGTATTTCCAGAATCGGATATAACAGGTGTTATGAAGGGTCTCCTATCTTATTTTAGGAATACCCGAATTATGTATAAAAATTTAGCCGAAGAATACAGTAACGTTGATTCAAAAAAATCAAAGTCATTTGATACTAAACAATTACCAATTAAGATATTTATTAACTCTTTATTCGGTGCACTTTCTGCCCCACAAGTTTTTCCTTGGGGTGATATGGATAAAGGGGAAATGATTACAACAACAGGAAGACAATATCTACGAATGATGATAAATTTTTTTGGTGAAAGAGGATATTCTGCGACTGTGATGGATACTGATGGTGTCAATTTTTCTGTCCCAGATGGTGTTGATAGTAGAAGATATGTTGGTAAGGGTTTAAACTGGAAAGTAACGAAAGGTAAAGAATATTTTGGTGAGGAGGCAGATGTTATGGAATTTAATGATTTGGCAATGAAAGGTGAAATGGCGCTCGATACGGACGGTAGATGGCCGGCATGTATTAATCTTGCTCGTAAGAATTATGCGTTAATAACAGAAAAAGGTAAAATCAAACTTACTGGTAATAGTATTAAATCTAAAAAGATGCCAAAATATATTGAGATTTTCTTAGATAAAGCAATTAAGTTATTACTTAATGGTAATGGACAAGGATTTGTTGAGTGGTATTATGAATACATACAAAGAATCTTTGACCAAAAAATACCACTTATTGATATTGCGAGTAAAGCAAGAATAAAACAATCAATTGATGATTACATTAAACGAAGTAAAACCAAAACAAAAGCTGGTGCCTTTATATCAAGACAAGCACATATGGAACTTGCAATAAATGAAGGTCTTAATGTTAATCTTGGTGATGTAATTTATTATGTAAACAACGGAACAAAAGCTTCACACGGTGATGTTCAGAAAGTTAATAAACCAAAGAAGGGTTGGTCACAAGAACACTTAAATTTATTTTTCCAAACTAATGAAAGTCATAAAGAAAAAGTAAAATTCTTACTTAAAAATGGGTGGGAACAATCTTGGTCTGATGATAACTGGGTAAGAAGTGACTCACCAAATAAAGAAGCAAACACAGGTATCCCAACAGATTCGGCATACCAACGAGCGTTTTCTGATCTTGTCGGTTCTGTTATACAATTAAACTGTTATAGAATTAATCCCCAAGAATTAGAAAGTAACCCAGGATTAACCGGTGAATATAATATCCAAAGAGCAATTGCAACTTTCAATAAAAGAGTAGAACCACTACTTGTTTGTTTTAAACAAGAAGTCAGAGAAGGGTTTTTAGTTAAAAATCCAGAGGATAGACCTTTCTTTACCAAGGACCAATGTGAGTTAATAAATGGTGTTCCGTTTGACGATGGAGACCAAGATAAACTAGAAGACGTTATGACAATATCACAAGAAGAATTAAATTTTTGGGAAAACATTAACACCTCACCTTACCATATGTATGAGGGTGTTGACCCATATATGCAAAAATTTATTTCATAAATTTTTAATAAAAGTGAAACTTTAATAAACTAACAGATATTTATATTATGGGAAGACCGAAGATTAAACAAGAGGATAGGAAAATAAAATTTGGTATAAGTTTAGACCCTAAATTATATCAAAAAATAAAAGAAGATGGTTATAAGGTCTCCACATTACTTGAAAAATTAGTTAGGGAGTATTATGGAAACAAAAATTTGTAGTAAATGTAAAGAAGAAAAAAAATTATGTTTTTTTGGTGTTGACAAAAAAAGAAAAGATGGCTTGAGGGTACATTGTAATGATTGTAGGAAAATTGAAAGTTCGGAGTATCGAAAAAGAAATCCGGAAAAAAGAAAAGAAACCATAAAAAAATATTATGAAAATAATAAAGAAAAGATTAAAGAAAAAGATAAAATTAGACTTTTAGAAAATCCTGAAAAAATTAAGACAATTAAATTAAAATCTTACCATAAAAATAAAACTAAAGACGAACAAATTGATAGACGGAGGAAGTATCGTAAATACAAATGAAAAACCGACGTAAAATATAGATTAGCGGACGTTGTTAGACAGAGGATAAAAGATTACATACGAATAAACAACATAACCAAAAAAAATAAAACTTTTGATATTGTTGGTTGTACTCCCCAATTTTTAAAAGAACATATAGAAAAACAATTTAAGAACGAAATGACCTGGGAAAATCACGGTTTATACGGTTGGCACATTGATCACGTAATACCATTATCCTCGGCAAAATCAAAAGAAGAACTATATAAGTTGTGTCATTATTCAAATCTACAGCCTCTTTGGGCTAAAGAAAATTTAAGTAAAGGTTCAAAAATACTAACTCATCTTCAAACCATCACTTGATAGGATATACCAGTTTCCTTCAACAAACTGAAACTGAACACAAGCTCCTTTTTCTAAAAGTAGTTCATCCCATTCTTCATCAATTTGGCCAATATCAGTTTTTACAATAACAGTAGATAAAGATTTTATTGTAATTTTAGAACTTGTTTCAGAATTTAAAGTAACTTCAGATTGTTCTATTTTTCTTACAATTAATAAAGATTCTTCACCAGTTTTATAGATTGGTTCTGAAATTACTTTATTAGTAACTTGTGGTACCACAACAACCTCACTTGGTATTTCAATCGGAATATGTGTTTGGTATTTTACAATATTTTTTCTTGGTGTTATGTTTTCAACTCTTATCATATTACATAAATTTGTCTTGGCATTGCTCTGAACTTGAGCTGTTTATTTAAGTTTTCAGCAAGTAATGCTTCACGTTCCATAACTTTTTCTGGTTTTAATCTTGTAAGTCTTCCTTCAGCACCAATAAGTTCATCAATAAGTTTTGTCTTTTCATCTTTAGCTTCAGTTGCCAGTGATGCGTAATCCATAGTTAAATCACCACCTTCACCTGTTTTTAAGTTTCCACTAAACTTACCTCGTACTCTAGATAATGTTTCCTTACAATAAGCAATAAACCATCTTCTAACCCAAACTTGTGCTGGATTATTTAAATCATTCCAACCCATTTTATCAAACGGAACATCCGATGGTAGTCTTATTATGTCTGGATTTTCAGCCAAACATTTATCTCTATCACCGCCATCATCGTAATACCAATACCAAACACGACCTTTCATTAATGTCCCATTACCAAAGTCAAACTTACCACCAGGGGTATTCATTAAGTGAATTGCTTTTTTACCTTCAGGTAATGCTGTTACACGATATGTTAATTCACCGGCAATAATTCTTCTTTGTATGTTAATTTCTTGCATTCTTAATAGCATATCAAAAGCTGGCATCATAAAATAACTACCACCCATATTACCCATTTGAGCTAAACCACCACCTCCTCCGAGACCACCACCAACACCTAAAGAACCAAAAGACCAAGGGTCAAATGTCATATTATTTAATTCTGGTGGAGAAAACCATAACAATTCGTTTAATTCACGACCAGCGGGAATTTCATATATCTGTTGTTTAGGTACTAATTGTATATAATCCTTTTTTAATACAGAATCACCACCAGCTTGTAGACCTACGATTTTTGAATAGGCATATGTGTATCTTGTTTCATAATCAAGACTTCTAGTTGTAAAAGCTTTTGTTAATGATTGCGTATCTAAATTAAGATTATAAAGTGCGGTCCATTGCGATTCAATTAGCCAATCTTGAACATATTGTGAATACTCGTCGATAGAAAATTCTAAAAGAGTGTCCATTTGTTCATCTTCTAACTCAACACTTCTAAGTGGTGCGCCAAGTAAATGTCTTACTTTTGTGTATAATTTACTTCTGTTTGGTTCATCAATAATTGCCATTGTGATTTTTTTATATAAATATCACAATAAATTATTTTAGTATTCTTCTTACATCCATTTTGAATCTTTCATTTCTAGAAAGGTTCCTAATTATATCTTGTGGGATGTTATCACCTAATTTACCAACACCATATTTTTGACCTAAGTTATTAAATAAATCAAGAACTTCTTTTGTTTTATCATCACCTAATAAAAATTCTGAATATTCTTGGGTTGATATTTTTGGAAACTTTATTGCACCTCTTTGTGGTGCCACATCAGAATCGGTTAATTTTAATATTTTTGTTGAAAATCTTATTTGTTGTGAATTTTTTGATTTTGGTGCTGTCGTCATACCAGGTAATTTAAGAATATTTTTAAGTGCATTCTTATCATAATAATATAATGATATTTCATAATTATCTTTTGGTACACCCAATAACATACCGTCAATATCACTTAATAAGTAATCAATTAAATCTTCAGCAACATTAACTATATCTTGGTTTTGACTACTAATCAACTGAGCAATAAAATTAGATTCATTTTCAATTGATTGTAAATATTTTTTATTTTCTTCACTACCGGTATACGAATTAATATATCCAGAAAGTGATGCTTTAATCCCTTTTAAAACCGGTGACTCACTTGTGTTTCTTACTATTTTACAAGAAATTTTTAATCCTTCTGGTGTTATTAAATCATAAGGTGTATTTAAACCAGAAGGAATTTGTCCACCAAGCAAACCAGAAATTAATGCTTCAAAATCTAAACCTCTTGATCTACTTCTAACAAATCTTTGGTAATAATTATTAAATCTAAATTTTGTTCTTTCGGAAGTTTCAGATAAATCTAAATTCATAAGACCTTCTATTGTTCTATTAAATTTTAAACCACGTTCATCAATTTCAATTGTTATAATATTATTAATAGCAACTTCACCAGCTTCAGTATCCAAAGGAATTAGTCTAATTTTTTGTAATTCTCGATTCATTGCTCGTTTAACATCAGGTTCAAATTCTTCACTTTCTAATAGAACCCTCAAATATGTTTCGTTTAATTTTTTCTTAGATTTACCAACATAAAGTTCATTAACAAATTCCCAATTTATATGGTTCCAGAACTTTTTAATGTATTCATCTCTTTTATTTCTATATCTAAGATAATATGCGTGTTCCCACAAATCAAGACCAAGAAGTGGATATCCACCATCTTTAATAATATTCATCAGTGGATTATCTTGGTTTGGTGTGGACATAATTTTTAATCTATTTGTTTTTGTTAAAACAAGCCAAACCCAACCAGAACCAAACCTTTCTTTAGCGACTTCATTAAACTCGTCTTTCATTTTTTTAATATTACCATATTGTCTGGTAATTTTTTCAAAAATCTCACCTTTTGGGATTTGTTTTTTTGGTGATAACATTTTCCAAAACAATGCGTGATTAAATGCACCACCTGCGTTGTTTCTAACTTTTGTATCGTACTTACTAATAGATTTTATAATATCTTCTAAATCAACATCTTTATAATTTTTTTTAGAAAGAGCGTCATTTAATTTTTTAACATAACCTTTATAATGTTTGTTATAATGTATGTCCATTGTTTCTGGATCAACAAATTGTTTTAATGCCGAATACGAATAAGGTAGTTTTTCAATACCAATTTTTTTCATCTCTAAAAGAAATTCTTCTTTGATGTTTTGTTTTTCAGTAATTAAAATATTTTCTTTTAATAAATTAATTTTTTTATTTATACTCTCATACATCATTTCTTCTTTATCCGGGAAAGACTTTTCAAATTTTTTTAATAGAGAACCCGCTTCAGCATTTGCCTCATCTTCTAGTGGTCCACCAATACCATCATTAGTTGGTTTTTTTCTTTTTACATTCATTTGCCATTCGTGTACCCATTCGTGCGCTAAAGTTCTAAAAATATCTCTATTCATTCTTCCTTTAGTTAATATCTTTAATTCAGAATCTTGAGTTCTACTTCCAGATGACATTGTACCAAATCTTTCACCAGTAAAAATAATTGTAATTTCTTCTTTTAATGGATATTTTTTTTGTAGAAATTTTATAAAATCGTTTGCTAACTTTCTGTCTTTTTCAGACATATCACACTTTATATGTTTTACCTTAACTTTCATTAACTATAAATACATTATAAAATAAAAAACCCCACTTTTGGGTGGGATTTGGCTAATTTCTTTTATTTATTAGGTGTAGGATTTCTTCTACAACGTCACCAGATTCTTGTAGTTCGTCACCCATCACGGTACCAATTACCTTCTTCTTATTATTTAATATATCGTATATAACGCCCTCAATTGTATTTTCAAATATTGGGTAGTAAACAAGGACATTATTTTTTTGGCCGTAGCGATACGCCCTATCTTCAGCTTGTGCGTGTTCTGCAGGTACAAATGATAGGTCATTCATTATTACAACTTCAGCTGCGGTTAAAGTAAGACCAACACCGGCCGCTTTTAAGTTACCAACAAAAACTTTAATTTTTTCATTTTCCTGGAATTGGTCAACCGCATATTGTCTTTGTACTTTATTACAACTACCATCTAAATAAACAGATTCTTTACCAAAGTGACTATGTATTAATTGTAATGTGTCAGTAAAGTTTGTAAAAATGATTACTTTTTTTCCCTGATCTATAATGTTTTGAACAAACTCAATTGTGTCTTTTACTTTTTCATTAGCAATTACTTTTCTTACCTTCATAATTTTTGAAAACTGGACGGTAAGTGATGACGATTCTTCTTTTTTATTTTCTAACCACTCATAATACTCACCCATCAAGTCCTTATATTCTTTTGACGATGTCCTCAAATAAACTGGTGTGATTATTTTATCTGGTAAATCTAAAACATTTTCTTTTAATCTTCTTAAAATTTGTTTTGATGTTCTATCTCTTAATTCTTCTAGGTTTGAGGCACCAGTAACGTTCCAAACCTTTCTATTTCCCGCTCTAAACTGAAAACCCTGACAGTAACGAATAGCATAGGCCATCCAGTTTTGTGCTACCGGACTTTCAATAATATTTAATAAGTTATAGTAATTAATTGGTCTTGAAGTCATTGGTGTACCAGTAAGTAACCAAACTCTTTTTACATTTTTTGTAAAATCATTTATAAGTTTTGTTCTTTGAGCTTGAGCATTTGAAACCATATGTGCTTCATCAAGTATTACAAGTTCAAATTTAGATTGTAACAAAAGTGAATTTTCTTTATCTTCTTTATTATGAAAGTTTTTTAAGATATCATAGTTAACAATAACAAAATCAGCTTCAGTTGAAAATTTTTTACCTTCTGCAATATAGCAGGTTCTATCTGAATAATTTGCAATCTCTCTTTCCCAATTTATTTTAAGGGATGCCGGACAAACAATTAATATTTTCTTTGCACCAGTCTCAAGTGCTGCGATTATTGTCGATGTTGTTTTACCAAGTCCCATATCGTCGGCTAATATAAATCTTCTAGTACTTACTAATTTTTCTATCGCTTCTCTTTGGTGTGATAATGGTGGTCTGTGGTCGTATTTAGAATAATCAATATTAACCTCATCTACCGTTTGTGATTTAATTAAAGATGATTTAGGTATCCAAAATTCAGATAAAACATCTTTTTCAAAAAACTTACCCCATATATGATATGATTTATCTTTTTCAACAAGTAGTTTTTCAATGTAAATTTTTTCCGGTGTTTCAAGTAGATACCTTTCTTGGGCAAACTTTTTAGCAAAGTAATGGTCAAGCTCAACCCACTTACGAGCAACCTTTGGTTTTGTATCAAAATACGTTACAACATATTCCGCTTGAGTTCTTGTTGGGTAAAACTTTTTATTAGTTTCTTTTTTGGTTTTCATATAAAGAATATGGTTATTACCTCCACTATATGAATCCAACAAATCGAGTGCTTTATGTTCTATTAATTGTTTTTGTAATTCCAAAATTGCAAGTTATAAATAAAAATAATAATAAAAACAATATTTATCAATAAATAATACAAAATGCAAAATAGACTTCCAATAACAAGACTTGGTAAATTTTTTGGAGATAGTGATTTTAACCTTGAGCTTGAGATGGGCCAAGAGTGGTTAATTGGTGATTTAAATTTTACTTGTGTTCTTTACAAAGTTGATAAAACAAAAACAAAAACTGACGATGTTTATGGTGAAACTGTATCAGACGGTATTAAGTTTTTACCACCAATCGAGTTTGGAGCATTTGTTCAAATTGCAACACCAGAAAATAAAAATGTTGGTACTACTAAAAACGTACAACTTGAGCCAGGTAATATAACAATATCTGTTTATTTAAAAACCCTTGAAGAACTTGGTATAGACATTGACCTTGGTGACTATGTTGGGTACTACGACACAGAAAATTTTGTAAGATACTATACAGTTGTTAATGACGGTAGGGTTGTATCTGATTTTAAACATACATATAAAGGATACAGACCTTTTTATAAAACAATTGTTGCGGCACCAGTCGGACCTAACGAATTTAGAGCATTATAATAATGGCATTACCAAAAAAAATAAAAAAATACATTCCGTTAACCGAATCTAAAACTCTTTTACCACGAAGAAGAGAACTTCGTGATATGATAGAAGCTGATGGAACATTCTTACCAAAAAGTTTATTACATGCTGATTTGGATAGGGGGTTTTTGGATTTTGTTCGTGATGAATTAAAATGTGTTGTTGAAGGAAAGACTATCCCAATGATAGATATTTTAATTACAACACAAAATTGGTCACAGTTTGTTGAAACTTGGGATTTCCAAAACATCGACAAGAACACCGAACCACCTTTTATTACAGTAATTAGAACGCCAGAAGTTAAATACGGTAACAACCCCTCAATAGTTTATACAATACCTAATAGGAGATTGTATTTTTACGCTAAAGTACCAACTTGGGATGGAAACAAAAATGGTTACGACATTTATAAAATACCACAACCAGTACCAGTTGATATAACTTACACGGTTGCAATTATCTGTAATAGAATGCGTGAAGTTAATAGATTTAATCAAACTGTTATAGAAAAGTTTTCATCACTTCAAGCATATCAAACAATTAAAGGACATTATATTCCAATTAAAATGAATAGTATAACGGATGAATCCGTAATGGATTTGGAGAAAAGAAAGTATTATATCCAAAAATACGAATTTACAATGATGGGTTTTCTAATAGATGAAGACCAATTTGAAGTTAGTCCGGCAATTACAAGATCTTTTCAAATATTTGAAACTGAAACTCCGTATAAGAAAAAAAGACAAAAAAGAGCACAACCACCAGAACCAACGGTTTATGATGTTGTATTTCCAGTAACAACTGATGAGGTTGAGGAATTATTTAATTATACATTTAAAATGAACTTAACCCAATCAAACAACATTAGTTCGTTCCAGGTTTATATAAATGGCGATTACTATGGAAATGATTTAACTGAAATACAGATTAACACAAATGATACAATTTTATTTCAAATTGTTAGACTAGATGCAACACAAGTTGCTAGCTTAGTATACGTTGAGGCTCTTAATTAATCTTCACCGTATATATCTTTTTTTTCTTTACATTTTTCTAAAATAAGACCTTCTAAAAACTTATACATTTTAAGTCCTCGTTTATCACAATACTTTTTTAAGACCTCGTGAACGTCTTTATCAATTTTTAAATTTTTTATCTTTTTTGGTTGTTCTGACATAGGTAGAAAAAAGGTAGAAAAAAAACATACCAAAATATAAATAGTTTATAATAAGTAAAGTTTTTAGTAAAAACGTTAATATTTATATTAAAATAAATGAATAAATTAAATAAAGACAATGGCTACTAACAGTAAAGTTTTTGTATCACCAGGAGTTTATACATCAGAAGTTGATTTGAGTTTTGTTGCTCAAAGTGTTGGTGTTACAACTCTAGGAATAGTCGGAGAAACAATTAAAGGTCCAGCATTTGAACCAATTTTTGTAAGAAACTACGACGAATATCAACAATATTTCGGTGGAACATCACCAGAAAAATTCGTAAACACACAGATTCCTAGATATGAATCTGCATATATTGCTAAAGCGTATTTACAACAATCAAATCAATTGTTTGTTACCAGAGTTTTAGGATTATCTGGTTATGACGCTGGACCTTCTTGGTCTATTTTAACTAAAGCAAACTTGGACTCTAAAACATTAGACTATTGGTGCTTAAGTGCTGGTACCGTTTTGTGTGAACCGGGATGTATAACTAAAAAAGAATTACCATTTACCGTAAATTTTAGTGCATGTACACTAAACACAGGAGCTGTTACTTACTTAACAAGTTTCCCAAGTGACATCCAAAACATTCTAACTTCTTCGTATGAAGAATTTGATGGTGATTTATCAACACTACAAACACAGATTAACGCATTAATTGCAGATGTTATTAACAGCAGCAATCCAACTGCAGCACAAAATAATTTTATAAGATATTTTGGTTCAATACCACAAGCAGATTATAATAGTTTATATGCAGGTGGTTACACTGCGGAAACAAATGTATTTGCGGTTGATAATGTTGTTTTTGAAAACTCAGACCCAACATCACCACAAAACGATTCTTGGTATTATGCTTTATTCCAAAATGCTGGAAATAGTCTATACTCAGGATTTTCATTCTTTTCATCTGTTGATAACCTTGTTCAAACAAACACATATACAAGTTTACAAAATCCGTTCATTCCGTATATGATAACAACGACAACAACGACTGGAAATTTTGGCCCTTATAATTTAGTTGTTAAAGTCGCCCCAGGTTCGATTGTCGTTCAATTTTGTTTATCCTCAACATTACCGGTTCCAAATGATGTAACACTATCATTTGATGCAACAATAGATGTTACAAGTGGATTACCAATATTAATTAGTGATTCTGTAACAATTGAAGCTGGCGAAGTTAGTGGTTGTACAGTTGTTAGTTTCCCTAACGATGACTACCAAAGATTGGCAGGTACTGGTTCAATAAGTAATTTAGTATCAAGTGACCCAGCGGAATTAGACCCTAATGACGTTACAATCACACTACAATTTGTTTGTGACCCAATTTTACCAGTAACCACTACAACAACAGTACCACCAATACCAAATGTATGTTTTACAGGTTCTGTTGTAGGTATGATTTATTATTACACTGGAAGTTCATTTACTGAATACGATGATTTAGTTATTACAACATTAAGATCAAGAGGTAATTCCCCTTATTCGGATGGAACAAATCCAGTTTATGAAGTTACTGGTATTACAGATGTTACAATAGATATGACTGGTCAATATAGTGGCGTTCTTAAAAATCCGTTCTTACCATTTAGTGTTGGTGTTACTAACTATGATGGTAAAGAATTTGATTTTGAAGTTTCATTATCTAATAGTGATGCTAAAAACATTAATAAAGTGTTTGGTCGTGGTAACTTTGAAAAACCAAGAACTCAAGTTCCATTAATGGTTGAAGAATCATATTTGAATTTACTTAACTATGCGTGGAGTAAAGGTTATATAAGAGGTTTAAGTACTGAATTAGTTGCTAGTGAAGGTGCTCAAAGTAATGATTTAAATAGTATTGGTTACTATTTAGAAAAATTCCAATCACCAAGTACACCTTGGGTTGTATCAGAATTAAGAGGTACAAAGGTTTATAACTTATTTAAGTTCTATACAATTTCAGATGGTAATAGTGCAAACACTGAGGTGAAAATTTCATTAGCCGATTTATCATTTAATAATGAAACGTTTACAGTTCTAATTAGAGATTATTTTGATAGTGATTCTAACCCAGTAGTGTTAGAAAAATTCACTAATTGTTCAATGAATCCACAAGAAAATAACTTTATAGCTAAGAAAATTGGTACATTAGATGGTGAATATGAATTAAAATCTAGATACGTCCTTGTTGAAATAAATGAAGATGCACCAATAGATTCAATCCCTTGTGGTTTTGAAGGTTATACATTCAGAGAATACCCAGGTGGTCAATCACCATTCCCAGTTTACAAAACTAAATATTTCTTACCTGGTGAGCAAGTATTTAACCCTCCTTTTGGTTTATCTAGTGGTGGTGACGATGCTTTCACAAGTCCTGGAGATAATGTTAGAAGAACATACTTAGGTTTAGGTTCTTACTGGGGTTATGATACAGACTTCTTCCAATATAAAGGAAAAAGAAAACCATTTAACTTATGTACTGGAGAACCATTTGATTGGGATTTCAAAACTAAAGGTTTCCATATGGATGAACTTGCTAGCGGAATTACAATTTCAGGAGCATTTGCTTCAAGCGGTACTTCAGCTTTTGAAGTTGGTGATGCTACATTCTCTTCAGAACCTACAGACCCAACTGATCCTTACTACAGATTAAACACTAGAAAATTCACAGTAATGGTTTATGGTGGATTTGATGGTTGGGATATCTATAGAGAATTTAGAACAAATGCCGATAAATATACTTTAGGTAGAACAGGATTCTTAAATGGTGCTTGTTCATCTTTAAGATATCCAAAAGGTAAAGGAAATGGATTGTTTAAACAAATTGCAATCGGTGATGGAAGTGTTGAATATGGTAACACAGATTACTATGCTTACTTATTAGGTATCAGAACATTTGCAAACCCAGAAGCTGTAAATATCAATATATTAACAACACCAGGTATTGATTTGTATAATAATAGTAATCTTGTTGAAACAACAATCGATATGGTTGAAAGAGAAAGAGCGGATTCACTTTATATTACAACAATGCCGGATTACAATATGTTTGTTGCAACAACAACTGAAGGTGATAATTTTATCTACCCACAAGAAGCTGTTGATTTGTTAGAAGAAACAGGAATTGACTCTAACTATACTGCAACATATTATCCTTGGGTATTAACAAGAGATAGTGTAAACAATACACAAATCTATATTCCAGCAACGGCTGAGGTTACAAGAAACTTGGCACTTACTGATAATATTGCATTCCCTTGGTTTGCGGCAGCAGGTTATACTCGTGGTATTGTAAATTCAATTAAAGCTCGTAAGAAGTTAACACAAGAAGATAGAGACGTTCTTTATCTTGGTAGAATTAACCCAATTGCTACGTTTGCTGATGTAGGTACAGTAATCTGGGGTAACAAAACACTTCAAGTAAGAGAATCTGCACTTGATAGAATCAATGTAAGAAGATTATTACTACAAGCTAGAAAATTAATCTCTGCTGTTTCTGTAAGATTGTTGTTTGACCAAAACGACCAACAAGTAAGACAAGACTTCTTGAACGCGGTTAACCCAATCTTAGATTCAATAAGAAGAGATAGAGGTTTATATGATTTCCGAGTAACGGTTTCAAGTGATACTGAAGATTTGGATAAAAATCAAATGGTAGGTAAAATCTATATTAAACCAACAAGGTCTCTTGAATTTATTGATATCACATTTTACATCACACCAACAGGTGCGTCATTT